TGTGTACGTACTAACAGAAAAAGGATCGATATCCTCCAGAGGGAGAATATCGTCACAATTTTCTTTATTGCGTGCAACTGTAAGGTTACGTCCATTTGCTACTTCGGCAAAATACCGAAGAAGCATAGACCAACCGTCCAGTCGCATGATTACCGCAGGAGACTTAATGTCCCAAACGCGCCATTCGAGCTTTTGCAAGGCTCGATTGACCCGATAAGACTTAGGCCTCTTTTCTTCTGGTACTTCTGCAAGCGACGGACATGAAAGATTCATGTCTTTAGCTGGAATTGGTCCGAAGACACGGAACAACTCGCTTACGATATAATCGTAAGTAGCATAGTACTGTCTATCGTAGAAGGAATTCGCGTAAGCGATCCAACTCGTATAGACCTCAGGCGATCGGGATGATGACCAGACTGTCCGAATACGGACAGGAGTGACTTCGACGCCTTGGAAAGCGTCCATGCCACAAGATTCTCTAAAGAATCCACTGGTGCAACTTTTATCACGGTTTACTTTTAAACCAAATGACTCTAGTTGTTCGATAGCGTTAGCAGCACTTGCTGTTGGTACTATCACATCGTCCCCGTACACGTGAATACTCTCTCGAGTATCCGTGTCAGGTGCGCTTGCAGTGAGAATTGCCCAAATAGTTAACGCCAATATAGGGAAGCATAAACAACTTCCCATTGGCGCATACTTATTGAGTGTTAATGTCTCACCGTTCGGCAACACAGTCGATGAAGTCCTACACGCGTCCAGGTACTCATATATATGAGACGGAAACAGTAGGTGAACCAGACCAGTTGTAACGCGATCCGAGGCCTCATTGAGGTCAAGGGTCGCGTACCTTCCATTAGAGCTGCCAAATAAAGCAGCTATTCTGTTTGGTGACTGATCTGTGAAGAAGACGTTGAATTTTGTCAATTCATGTCTTTCCACTAACTCGACGATTGCCTTGCCTAGTCCTTGCTGGACCCATTGTTTATCAACAGGTTCGCAAGAAATAAGACGAGGCCCGCGAGAATCTTTAGGCACAAGTATAACTCGTGCAGGAAGATCCTCGTTGCCAATACGTTCAAACGTATTGTAACTATCACACACATGCCCAGGCGATGCACAGAAAAATGCATCAAACGGGTAGAGGCGTGTGATACGATCGGAGACATTCGTCCACAAGTACTTAGCCCCAAGCGTTTGCTTTGTAGCAACCGCACCAGGGCCGTGCTTCGGATAGATGTCTGACGGATCGAATGAAGCAAACAACCTCGACAAGAGGATGCGGGCTTCACGGATCACTTCTTCTTTGAGAACAGCGCCACAATCTTTGTGGCGACGTCGACAAGAAGAGGAATAAGCGTCAATATCAAGTTTATGGGAATCATCCCAAAACTGACTATTGACGGACGAGAGGTCTTGCTCGGTTCTTTGGAACTTTGCAATGACTGATTGTTTTTGTTCATCGGAATAAGGAAGCTCGTACTTGTAAAACAAGTACAATAAGCATCTTAATGTTCTGACACTAGTTACACACGGATTAGGAAGGACCGCACCGTTTGGATCGAGGACTTTACTAAAAAGCTCACCTAGAAATCTAGGAAGCTTACTGTTCTCCAAGGGTTTAAACCCGAGGTCTACAGCGTTTAGCAAAGTTTCCCCGCATAAAGCCTTATCAAAGGCTTTACCCAAACGTGGCAAGGTTTTCGTTAGAAAACCTAACCCTTCCTTTGAACAGCGCTGCTTTACCTTATTAAGGGTAAGGCGCGCTGTTCTTGAGTTGAACTCAATTCCATGCGACGAAGAAACGTCGTTAAGTAACGCAGCGATGATGTTTATTTCTATCATCTAGGCTCTTAATGGTCCACCATAAGGAAGGACCCCTAGAGCATGCATACACCTAACGATACCACAAAACGCCAGAAAGGTCTGTACGAATACAGATTGATGGCGCCATAACCGCTAACATACTTATCTGACAATGAGTCAAACAAGCAAGCTCTTCCTTCCATCAGTTCGAAACGGACGTAAACGATATGAATTGTTTACGTTTAACGTTGTCGTTAACGGAGGTTGGGCTTTTATCGACGAGACCCCTCAACTCTGTTTGGGGAACATAGGACACGATCAGCTCACAGGAATCTCTGCACGCATTACGCTTCCGCGTAATGAATGGTTGAGAGCCGTAAGGCTGCATGGTGGTCCTACATCCTCAATGGACTATTACAGTCCCGACTGGTCCGAATACGATTCACAATCCGTGAATCTCGGTCCTCAGTCGAAGATGTTGTTGTATCCTTGGTCGACAAACATTAACGGAGCTCCACCGCCTTAGGTCTATACCTAAAGCGGCTAAGAGCTAAGAACCGCCTGTTGACGGAGGTCTTTTAGAGACTTCCGTTCAGCATAGCGTCCGCGCCCGTACCAGTGCAATTGTAGAGCACAGTCGTTCCAGAGCCAGTTGTGGCCATGAAAGACATTAGCTCAGCAAGGACATTGGCGGCTTCGGTATTCGCAGTCAAGGCTCCCACTGGGAAGTCCAAGACTGCATATGCCGAAACGGTGACTGGCGTCGCCGCATCCACGGTCGAAATGATAGTTTTATCAAATCGAACGAGGGATCTGCGACGAAGTGTCAGTCCCTTGCCACTTTCTTGATGTCCAATGGACAACTTGTGTGGCAATGAAGGAGCTTCACCTACTTGGTAAAACTTCCTTGTACGGCCGTTATTCTCCTGGTGATTGAATTCAACTTCAGTCCCAGCAGAGTTCTTTATTTCGTTTGTGTTAAGTGTATTACTTAGCATGCGTATCTGTTAATGTCCGACTCGATATTAAGTTTATATCTATCGAACGCTTGTTGTTGTCATTACGTAAGGCCCACTTTAGGCCTTACGTTTTCTGTGACGCTTACGTGCTATCACGAGGGCGGCACCGAGAGTGAACTCATTTGAGTTCAAACCGCTAGCAAACAAGCTAGCTCTTGTCGGCCACTCAACTACTCTGCGATAAGCAGTTTCGGTGAGTGTCGGCAAAGGGTACGGGTGGTATTCTCCCATCGGTCCGTCGTTATAATCTTTGAAGCGGATCAAACGATCCGCGAAGATGTCGCGACGCCTAGAGATGGACCACAAGTACCTGAGTATGTTTATCTCAGGATCCATCCAGCCTTTTCGGAAATCGTCAAGTAGTCGGCCTATGCCAACTACCCAATCGACAACGAATGACCAAGGAATAGCATTCCAGATAATACGGGGGTTAAGGTTAACCCCAATACGATCCAAAAATGCTAATAGCGAAGCATACTTCGCCTGGTAGTTAGTATAATTATAATTATACTCAACTTCTGCATGGAACGTGGAAGGTTTGTATATAACTTGACGGTGACATTTACTTGTTCCGGTAATAATGGCAGACGGATTCCATCCTGGATGGAGTCCATCGTAGCCCATACCGACATCGTTCGATGTCTCGTCAACATTATCAAACTCCATGAATTGCTTAGTAAAATGAGCAATTCGTGGCTTCCCCTGACGGTTAATGAGATCGCGTATGCGATCGCATGTGGCCTCGACAGAGCGAATAATCGCCTGAATGTCGGATATGAGAGGCAAGATGTTAAACTTCGCTTGAAGATAACCGCTTGCTGACTCACGGAGATACGTTCTTAAGGTTGCCCCGGGTGGAATCTTGCGCAAAATCTTCCAAAGAGTGGGATTTACCACTCTAAGGTAAGAATGAGCAAGGTCACCTCCGATCAGGCTTCCAACGGAACGTACTTGATTCGGTAGTGTTTTGAAGTCTTTTAACTCATAAACAGAGTTAAGGACACTCAATTCACCTTTGATGTAAGGCATCATAGCTCTCATCGAGTTACTTTGCCAAGCACCAATATCTGCAGGAAAAGGTACAAAACCTTTATCCTCGGATAGCGGATCATAAAAGACTGGTAACCCAAAATGAGTGTTACCAGGTACTCCGAATTGTCCCTCGCAAAAAAGAGACGCATTCCCCGCGTTCACGAATCCTTCGGCAAAACTACTATATTTGTAGTAAGCGTTGGTAGTGAAGCGGATACGTCCCGGACAAAGAAGTGGCGTAGCAACACGTTTATAGTGTTGAAACGCTTTCCACTTAGTCCTGTCTCCGTCGGAGTTCGGCGTATATGTTTCGCTGAGGGTGGTATAACCACCGTTAACGAAATACGTCGGACGGTCGACGTACGCACCCGATTCCCCTTGATCTATCGTGCTTATAAAGGCAGTCAAGACCTCGGATTCAGTATGCGTTTCGCGAGATACAATTGATGACATACGCTAGGAATGTTGAAGAATTCAACTTAAGGGCTGCACCCAACAG